CAGTGTGACCAGCATTTCCTGGTTCGATATACACAGGCGTTTATTTGGCATTATCTGGCGCGATTGATCGTATTCGCATAACAACTGACAACGGCACAGACACATTTGATGCTGGTTCAATCAACATAATGTACGAGGGTTAAACAATGTCAACAACAATTGATGGATCAGCAAGCGTCACGATCAACAGCGGCGCGGTTCTTGGCATTACATCTGGTACTGCTCAAAACTCTACCAGCGGAACTAGCATTGACTTCACCAGCATCCCGTCATGGGTAAAGCGCATCACCGTGATGTTTAGTGGTGTAAGTACAAGCGGAACAAGTAGCTATTTAATTCAATTAGGCGATTCAGGTGGTATTGAGACAACAGGTTACGCTTCCACTTCATCTCGGATAAGCACTACAGTACTTACGCAAAATTCTACCGCTGGTTTTATTTTGCTTGGTGGTGCGGCAGCAGCAGCAGCAACTTATTCTGCGGCTTACTGTATTAGCTTGCTGTCTACAAACCTTTGGTGTTTGCAAGGCATTATGTCAGATACTGTAAACACACAAACTCAAATTGCTGCGGGATCAAAAACCCTTACCGACACGCTTACGCAAATTCGCATCACAACCGCAGGTGGCACGGACACTTTTGACGCTGGTTCAATCAACATTCTTTACGAGTAAACATCATGACCCACAGAATCGTAGTAAATGTAGAAACTGGTGAAGTCACTCAAGTGGAATACACACCTGAAGAGCAAGCCGCGCATGATGCTGCAGTTGCACAGCAGCAGCAAGAACAGACTCAAACTGAAGGCCAGTAATGGATAGCGTGGAGAAAGAGTTCGCTATCCATCAGGCCATTTGCGATCAACGGTACAAGGCTATTGAGGAAAAGCTGGAATCAGGCAAAGCCAGAATGCAGAAGATTGAATGGCAACTCTACATTGTGATTGCTGCAATTCTGTTTGGTCCTGGTGTGGCCGCCGACATTGTCAAAAAGCTATTAGGCATATAACGATGTGGACCCCATATCGCTGTGCCTCATGGCTGCCGGAATCTGTAAACAGATTCAGGCAGGCTGTGATTTGTACCGTGAATGCAAAACTCAGTTTGTTGAGGTAAAGAAGACCGCTGATGAGGTAATTGCAATTGGTAAAGAGGTGCAGGGGTTCTGGAAACAGTTACTGAAATTCTTTTCCGGAAAACCAAAACCGCAGCATCAGCAACAGCAAGCAAAGCCAGCGCCAAAGAAAAAAGAAAAGTTTGTTGAGGTAGACGAGGAAGCAATACTGAATGATGTTGTAGACCAGCTAATTCAGTTTTTCCACATACAGCAACAACTCGCAGACCATATCCGCAAGGAGGAGGAAAAATCCAGAACAGTCTACGATCCTGACGCCAATCTATTTGAAGCTGCCATCAAGCGCGTAAGAGCGCAAGATCAGATGCAGAAGTTGGTGGAAGACATCAGAATGGCGATGACTTGGAATGCGCCGCCGGAGCTTGGTGCGCTGTATAGCAAGGTCATGGATATGCGGGAGATCGTTGGCGCAGAGCAGGAGGCCGCTAGACTGGCGCAAGAAGCCAAGGCCAAAAGGAAACTATGGCAACGTCAGCAAAGGGAGGCAAGTCAGCGGCTAAAGGTAGGAATCAGCGTTCTAACGCTGATATTTATCGCATACCTGTGGACATGGTTCCTGTGGCTGAGTCAAGCGAGGATGTTGCAATGAGTGCATTAGGATGGGTGGCGGCGGTAGTTCTGGTGGCTCTCATGCTGCCTCTGTTGGCATTCATGCTGTTGGAAACCTTAGACCAACGTCAAGAGGTGAAACAGCAGACTGAAAAAGTGGAAAAATTACGCCGTGAGATCGAAAGGAAAAACCGTGACAAGACTCCTGATTCCATTGATGACAATCCTGTGTTTGACCGGTTGTGACGATAGATTCAGATACCCATGCCAAGACCCTAAGAATTGGGACAATGCAGAATGCAAGCCGCCGATCTGCACCGCCACTGCGACTTGTCCAGATCAACTTGTTAAACCCGAACCGGAGAAAAAGTGATGCCTACAGTTGGATATAAACAAAGCAATCGTTTGACCGCCGAAGAGATCGAGGTTCGCATTTGGGCAATCGTGATCTTTTCTCTGACCATGATTTTGCTTGGCTCTGTTGCCATGTTCCTCTACAGCGTGTCTTTTGTGACGCAACCCATGTCCGGTATGGCCGCCATCGATAAGGTGTATACGCAACAGATCAACACCATCATGGTGTTCATCACCGGCGTGCTGGGTGGTGTCGCAGGCCGTTCTGCTGTCTCTGCCAGCGCCAAGGCGATTGCCAAGGCTGATGCCTCTGACAATGATGAGCCGCCAGCGCCATGAGCGTATTTAATCCATACGTCCTGATCGGCATCGCCTTGGCGGTGCTTTCAGCCTTTGGTGGTGGATACTACAAGGGCAAGGACGCTGAGTACCAGCGCCAGCAGCTGGAGATTGCCGCGCTGAATGCAAAGGCGAGACAGACAGAGCAGGCAATGGCGCAAGTGGCGCAGACTTACGGTGAAACATTACGAAGGGCGAATAATGTTGCAAAGAGCAAAGAAACTAAGTTGCGTGCTGATATTGCCACTGGCGAGCGCAAGTTGTTCATTCCTGTCAAAGCCGCCGAGTGCGCCGTACCAACCGCCACAGATTCCACCGCTGCCGGTGGAGATCACAGCGGAACAACATCAGCCGAACTTGACCGAAAGACTGCTGACGATCTTGTCGCCATCGCCGCCGAGGGAGATGCCGCCATCCGAAAGCTCAACGCCTGCATCCAAACCTACGAACAAATGAGGACCATGAAATGAATCTATCAGCCAACTTCAGCCTGCACGAACTGACAAAGTCAGAGACAGCCTTACGCATGGGCTTTGACAATACGCCAGATGATGAGGCCACCGAGAATCTGCGACTGCTTTGCGAGAAGGTGTTGCAGCCGGTGCGTGATCATTACGGCAAAGGCGTGAAGGTGAACTCAGGATTCCGCAGTCCTGAGTCAAATTCAGCAGTGGGCGGAAGTCGTACCTCAGACCATTGCCTTGGCCGAGCAGCCGATATTGAGATACCTGGCGTGGCCAATGCTGACCTCGCACAGTGGATCATGGACAACCTTGAGTACACGCAATTGATTCTGGAGTTTTACACGCCTGGCATTCCCGATTCAGGCTGGGTTCATGTCAGCTATGACCCGAACAATCTGAAAAAGCAAGAGTTGACCGCCACCAAGGTGGCCGGTAAGACTACCTATTTACCTGGTCTGGTGGCCTAAACCGTGGCGACAAACCTCGATCAGCAGATCACGACACCGGCGCAGCCAAACCTTGGCACGCCGATGTCGCGCTACGAGGAAAGGTTTTTCTCTCAATCATTTGGCGCACTGAATGTCTATTTCAATAAGCTGACAGCACTGTTTTCGGCGCTGTTTGGGCGGCGTGGTGGAAAGTGGATAAACAATCCATATGGAGCGTTTCAGGACACCACAGATCAGACGGCCACCGCCAACACCGCTACCGTGATGACATTCAATACCACCGATTTCAGCAATGGCGTGGTGGTTGACTCAGGATCAAAGCTCAGAGTTTCGCAGGCTGGCATCTATAACTTGCAGTTTAGTGTTCAATTTGATAATACAGACACGCAAGAGCATGATGTCAGTATCTGGCTGCGTCAGGATGCATCAGGTGCTGGAACTGACATCTCTGGATCGGCTGGTTTTGTGGGAATTCCAAGCTCGCATGGTGGCGTTAGTGGTCACACCATCACCGGATGGAATTACTTCATCAAGCTCAATGCCAATGATTTTGTCGAAATCTGGTGGTCAACACCAAACACTGCGGTGACGATTCAAGCCTATGCCGCAGCAACATCACCGACAAGGCCATCAACTGCATCAGTTGTTGCCACTATGACATTCGTGTCCAATTTGTCTACAGAAACCGCATAATTCAGATATGGCACTCATACCTCTCAAAATCCCTCCAGGCGTGTACCGAAACGGTACTGAGTATCAGTCTGCCGGACGCTGGTATGACGCCAATCTTGTGCGCTGGTACGAAAACACGCTGCGACCTATTGGCGGCTGGCGTAAGAAGTCAACCACAGCACTGACCGGATCATGCCGTGGAATTTTGACTTGGAGATCAAATTCTGGTGGCCGCTACATCGCAATGGGTACGCACTCCAAGCTGTACGTCATGGATGAGAATGCTGTCCTAAAGGACATCACGCCAAGCGGATTCACCGCAGGACGTGCTAGTGCCGTCAGCGGTACAGGTTACGGCTACAACACCTATGGCTCATTTGCGTATGGTGTTGCGCGCCCAGATGTCGGCACTGTAGCGCCAGCAACCACATGGAGCCTCGATACATGG